TTTCATAAACTTCTTTATGTTCTTCTCCGTAACGTTTGTATTCTAAACCAAATAATGCATTTAGTCCTGGTAGTAGCTCTTTTAGGAGCTGTGCACGTGAAATAGCCATGTTTTATTCTCCTTAGTTAAGCTGTGTAATTAACGCCGGTAAGGGCAGTTAACTGTGGGTTGTTAATTTTTACAAGTACTTCTGGATAAAGCACTGTAGAACCTGACAAGTAAGCTGTGTCTGGAACTACTGCAACTACTCTCCATGGTAATGTTGTTGCTGAACCCGCACCAGTACTAGGAATAACACATGATGCTTGTGAATTACCTGTTGTTGCTGAGCCAGTACCGTTTTGAATTTCAGCTAAGTTTGCACCAACAATAGTTGCATTAGCGCCAACTACTACTGTAGGAGCACCTGAAACTGTTAATGATACTTTAAATTCAGCTGATGCATCAACAACTACGTAAGCAATAGCGTTAGTAACGCTAGTACCTGGGTAGTATTGAGCTTGAACTGTTTGGCCTGATGAATTAGTGTATTGGAAGCCAGTTGCAACACCGATAATAGTACCGGAAGTTGTAGCGCCTGATAATTCAATTGTGCCGCCCGCTACGATTTTAACTGAAGAACCGTTATAGATTGCAGTATTGTACGAAGCGCCGATTGGGATCTGTAAAGTTGCCCCGGCGTACGGAATACCGTCATAACGATTAACTGGTTGAAAACCATAAGGACTGTTAATGGTTGGATATGCCATTTTAATCTCCTTAAATGTTTATATTATTTACCTTTACCGAATGAAGTCGTTGCTTTTGACTCTGCGAAGAGAGGCATACGAGGATCATTCTGTTTCATAAAGCTGTTGTCAACTGCATCGGCTTGCTGTTTTGATTTATTTTCATAGTAAGCCTTACGTTGTGCAACGAACTCTTCTGGAATCTTGCATAATAATAGTCCACCAATTTCAACGCCTTCTTTAAAGCGAGAGTTTTGGTCAACCATTATTCTCATTTCAGGGTGGTCCGCTAATTTAACGGGTTCCCATCCTTCACGCATCTTGGAAGAAACATTTAGATTATCAGCATCGTTAAGAAGACTTGTTCTAATCCATCGATAAGCCCAACCAGGTACCTTTTTAAACTCAGGTAATAATGATGCAGGTTTCCAGCTATCAGGTCTTTGAAATTCTTCTCTTGTTTGTAATTCACGATCTTGTCTGTTGTTATCCATTTGTGTTCTCCAATTTTAAAGTTTCTCTTGCATATTGCTCCGGTGTTAGACCAAATTTCTTGGCTAACGCTACTTGTGTCTTCGTCAGACGCACTTTTTTAGGCGCGGTGCTACGCGTTGCCGGGGCAACTACAGTCGAAGGTTTTGTGCGCTGGGCGGGTTGGTCCTCGTCTAGCGTTGCATCCCCAAAGTATTCTGGGAATCGTTTCTGCATCGTACTATCTATACGACGGTAATATTCGTCAGAAGTAGGACTGATCCCGCCTCTAACTAATTTCTCATGTAAGCCTAATGCAAGGCTTGTCATTTCTTCATCTTGTCCAAACCAATCATTCTTATCTTGCCAAGCAAGAGCTTTATTATCTGGTTTAAACGATTGATTCTGATTTTGTTGTATGTATACAGGATTTTCAGGTTCCTGTAAAGCATTTTTAAATCTAGGCTCATATTGTTGAGCTTGAGATAAACGCATTTGAGCATCATTCATACGTTGCTGGGCATTAATGATTTGATCAGTTTCACCCGCATTATATGCCTCGCGATAATCTCGTTTAGCTAAATCTAATTGTTGTTCTAGCGAATTTTTAAGCGTCTGAATATAAGTTTCTTCTCCACTTGTTAAAGTAGTTTTTAACTTCTTATTTTCTTCCGCAATTTGTTGAGCAAATCTAATTGCTTCTTGTCTTTCACGGTCAGCGGATTCTTTAGCACGTCTTTCGTCATGCCAAACTTTTTTAAGCTGAGCCATACGTTGTTTAACACGTTCAGAATAATCTTCTAATGTGTCGTTTTCTAGTTCTTCGACTTTTTCTTTAGGTAAAGGTTCTTTGCCTCTATCAGCAGCTGGAATATCGTCTTCAATTTCAAGATCAATATCGTCTGCCTTTGTTTGGACCTTAACTTCTTTTTTAGCTTCAGGTTCTTTAGGACTTAAATCGACTTCTTTTTCATCAGATACTTTACTACCTGGTATTTCATCATCATCTGGATATTCAAAAACAATATCTCCATCTTTTACGTCAGCCATATATTACTCCTTATGCGCGAGTGTAGCCGCGAGGATCTTCTACAACCCCCTCAACCGTATCGTCGTTAATAATGCGGAATTCTCTTCCGTGGATTTTAAATCTAGTACCTGCGTATGCACGTGTTAGAACAAAATCACCCTCTTTACACCATGGACCCGTAGGAAATCTAACTTCATCTTTATAAGCTAAGTCACCTACTTTTACTACAAATAAAACTACAGTTGAATGTTCCTCTATAGATTTAGCGCCAGCTGCTTTAACAATACCGCCTTTATAGGTTTCTTCTGCTTCTGGAATTGCACATAAAATTCTATAGCCTTTTGGGTCTGGAAGTTGTAAACCTCTTTCTTCAATCGGTATATCTTCTGCATCTACTTCATTTACTGTTGGAATAATAATCGGTCGGCCATTAGCATCAACCAAGTTCTTATTCATCGTAAGGATTTGTTCACTCATCTTCAAACGTCTCCATTCTTTGTGCGAGGTCTTTAATCAAACTTTCTGCTACGGATAAACCTCGAATATACCCGGTCATATTTTGGTACGAAGCAAAATCTTTTGCTGCTCCGTCTCCTAAATTATTTAAAACTGTTTTGCGCTGATCATCTATTCGAGACAATAATAGCTCTAGCGTTTGGTCCATGTGTTACTCCTTAGGTTGTTGATTCCTTTTTTGTACTTGTATTTGTTCCATCTGTGCACGATATTGTAGTTGGGCTTGTTCTTTACGTATGTCTTGCTCGTTATTGTCTTTAACTGCTTGAATACCTAATTTAGTTCCTTCGACAAATTGTTTAGCTTCAATGTCTTTGTCTGACTTAACTGCTTGCGCACCTAACTGAGCTCCAGCAATACGTTCTTGTGATTCAATACGCATCTTATCAAGTTCAAGTCTAGCTTGTTCTACTTGAATATCCGCTTGAGTTTTTTGCTGTTTAATTTGTAGATCCTGTGCTTTAAGTTGTAGCTCTTGTTGTTGCATTTGGATAATTGGATCTTGTTGCTGTTGTTGAGCTTGCTGTTGTTGCATTTCAGAAGCAGACTTAGCAGAAAGTTTCTTAGCAGCTTCAGCCATAACTTTAGATAATTCAAACTCTATGTCTTCTGGTAATGTTTCATCAGGTTTAGGTAATGGAACACCTAATTGTTCTTCAAGTTGTTTTCTATATTCAAACGCTACGTGCTCATTAATGTGTGCCATAGCTGCTGCTTGAATAGCTTGTGCTTGAGGGTTCTGTCCTACCATTTGTAATATTTTAGGGTCTTGCATAGCTGCCATATGAACTGCAATATGTGCTTGATGGTCTTGATAAATAAATGCTTTAACAGGTTTACCATTAATAATATTCATATTTTCAGATACAGGATCTTTTGGTGTTTGGTCCTCAGACGATGGAATAAGCTTGCTAATATTCTTAACGCCAAGTACTTCTAACATTTGTTTATTAAGTTCTACTTGGTCATAGATTTGTGGATTAGCTTGTGCCATCTGCATAACCGCTTGATACTGAACAACTTTCTGTGACATCGTTGCAGCATTAGGGTCACTTACTGGAATAACATCTACGTTATCATAGTCAGCTTGCTTAGCACGACGATCACCTACTTCAGGATCATAAGAATATTCTTCTGGTGTGTAATCACGAATGATGCCTTTAAGTAATTTAAACTCTTGCTTCATTGCATAGTAAATACGAGCTTGTACAGCTGACATTACTTTGAGAGTTCTTTCTAATATAGCAAGGGTTGTGCCCACGGGAGAGTTAGCACTCATGTCAGACACTTTCATATCTGCTGCTGAAGCAAAACGTCGTCCTTCCTCAATAATTTGATTCAT